TATACTCAAATTGTAAATAGAAGTTTAGGCCCAGGTATAGATGGTGAAGGAAGACAAGACATGCCAGTTTTAGAAGAACATATATCTGTTATACGTAATTCACCTAAAGAAAAACCAACTATTAAAATAAATAGTGGAAGACCAGAAGGAGGTACTTACGCTGGTGTAACTCAAATAGGTTTTGATCCAGGTACTGGTATAAGAGAATCTTTGTTATTACCATCAACTGGAGGTAGTTTTTATTATAATTTTAGTTCTGTTTCTGTTGGTGATAGCATAAGAGTTATGATATTAACAGATATTGACGATAACACAGAGTTTACCCTTGATTGGCCTATTGAAACTGGTAATCTAGAAGTTGTATTAAAAGAGTTTGACGAAAATGGTAATGCACCTATTATTCCTATTGGTAGTAATTATAGAATAAAAGGAACTATAGAACCTAGTTGGAGTTCTACATCTTTAACTGGTGATAGTAACGCTACTGGATATGCTCCATTTGGACCTATAGATACCGCAGGTACTTGGAAAAATGGAGTGGCTATGGTCCAAATAAAAGTTACTTCTATAGTTGGATTTCCTCCATTACCTGAAGATGGAGCAACTAATCTTAAATATGCTATAGATATATTTCAATCTAACGAAAGATTATATGAATTTAAATTTCCAAGATTTTCTTATAGATATAAATATGAAGATGGAGAAACTTCTACATTTGCTCCTTGGTCAGAAATAGCTTTTTTACCAGGCGCTTTTGATTATCACCCAACTAAAGGTTATAATTTAGGTATGACAAACAGGATGGTTTCCGTTGATGTAGAAGGATTTACAAATAATATACCTAAAGATGTTGTTGCTGTAGATATTTTATATAAAGAAGAAGGTAATCCTAATTGTTTTGTTGTAGATACTGTAAAGCCAAGTGATCCCCCATATCAAGGTGCAAACTTTAATTCTTGGTATAGCGGTACAAATGGCCAATATACAATAAAAAGAGAAACAATAAAATCTATTTTACCAGAAAACCAATTGCTGCGTGCGTATGATAATGTTCCTAGAAAAGCTTTGGCTCAAGAAGTTACAGGTAATAGGGTTGTTTATGGTAATTATATTCAAAATTTTAATTTAAAAAGTCCTGGTATTTTTCATGATTACTCTCCAGATTTTAATGTTGGTTTAACTACATATCTTATACCAGAGGGAGGCGCACCGTTTCACATGAGATCTATCAAGTCTTTAAGAGAGTATCAACTTGGAGTTGTTTTTACAGATAAATACGGTAGAGAAACACCTGTTTTATCTAAACAAGGTTCTAGTATTAACTTACCAAAAGAAAACGCTGCTACAAATAATAGGTTAAAATTAGCTTTTAATAATATTGACTCTCCAGCTGGCATGGAGTATTTTAAATTTTATATAAAAGAAACTTCTGGTCAATATTATAATGTAGCTATGGATCGTTTTTATAATGCTGAAGACGGTAATATATGGTTAGCATTCCCTTCTACCGACGTTAACAAAGTAGATATAGACTCTTTCTTAGTACTTAAAAAAGGTATTGATTCTAACGAGCTTATTACTAATCCTGCTAGATATAAAGTTATAGCTATAGAAAACGAAGCTCCAGATTTTGTAAAAACATCTGTTTTAAACATAGGAGTTTTTAGACATGCTCCGCTTGCAAACTCAGCTTTATTTGGCGATGATAATAGTAATGCGGGATCAACACAAACTACACCTTTATTAAACGCTCCTGTATTTGGTGATAGTACTTTTGATGCTATTTATTCTAGATTTGAAGATACTTCAGCTAACAATTTACATGAAATAACAGATGGAGAGCTTTATGTTGAGTTTGAATATAATCAAATAGTAACAGATAGATATAAGATAGTAAATGTTACTGTAGATGATGATGATAATCCAATTAAATATCATTTTAAAATAGATGGTACTTTTGGTTCTGATGTTAATACTATTACTGATGATCCTGATGGAACAAATTCTACTGAAATAAAAGATGGTGTTAAAATGAGGTTGTTTAAATATAAAGTAGAAAACAAACCTCAGTTTGATGGTAGATTTTTTGTTAAAATATATAACGATCTTGTTTTTCAAGAATATATAAGCGATACTTTTACTACAGAAATTAACTATAGAGTAGTATCTAAGAAAAAAATATTTTCTATAGAAAACGAAACTATAATGAATTCAGTTCATAGGTATTCTGCTATTAGTCCTCAAGGTCTAGATAAAGTAGCAAACGCTCCAACAACTACTGATCCTGCAATACCAACACCAAACGTACCACAAGGTGGACCTAAACAACATATTACTAGACAAGCTTATTTTGGAGAAGCTTTTTGGTATCAACCTGCTCACCTTGGAATTACTAGTTATGATGATGTTAAATTTAAGTTTCCTCATAGAGATTTAAAATTTGATACTCCAAATAATGGTGGTTATTTTGAAGATGTTTGGTTTATTGATAAAGGTAAACATAACATGACAAGAATAGGTGATGATGCTGTTTGGTATTCTACTGTACCTGATATGGATAATAATTTTTATCCACCTTTCTCACCATATGTAGACTCTTTAGGTCTAGGAGTATCTTTTGCTGGTACAAACGACACAAAATCTCGTGTAGATTTAGCTATCGGTGGTATTACTAATATAAAAATGTACGAAGGTTGTGCTAGTTATCATTGTGGTTGTAGTTCATGTTGGGATACAACACCAGGGTATGGTAACGATGAGTTTCCAAACGATTCTAATTGGGAAGCAGTAGGGTTGTACGACTCAAAATTAAACAACATAAGTAACTTCTTTAACGTTGGTACAGCAGGTGGTAATTCAGCTTATGACAATGAGCATACTAGAACTTTTGTTGATAAAATACAGTCTGGCAGTAGATTTAGATGGAAAGAAGATCCGACTGAAACTATATATACGATTGAAGACCAGATTATACATGGTAGATATGCTCAATTTAGTCGAAGGATTGATAGTGCCCAAAACAAAAGAACTGGTTTTCTTTCTGCAAATCCCGCTAATTTTCATAAAACATTTAGATACAATTGTGTGCCTGCTATGAACGGTTGGAATCCTGTAGCTGTTTATGGTCAAGCAATACCTAACGGCTTAAGGATTGGTCCTGTAAAAGATTCAGTTGATGTAGAACTTACACTTGCTTCTACAACGATTCAATTTAACCAAGGTACTTCTATACCAGAAAGATTAAGAGTTGGTATGAGAGTGACTGGTAATAATGGTACTACTACCACGGTGCCAGCAAATACATTTATAACTTCTATAGATAGAGTTAACGATGAAATAACTATTTCTAATCCAGCGCTAGCTAATTCAACTACTACACATGAGTTTGGATTTACTATTAGAACTATAGGTGGTTCAAGTCTTAGTTTGCCAAATCCTTATATAAAAGTAGATTCTATAGATGGTTTATGTTCTAATAACGCTGAAAAGTTTAGTATAGCTGAAGGACAAATGGCCTTAACCGCATATAACAATAACACAGCATTACCTGGAGGTTATTTATTAGTTAAAAATATAATAGAAAACGGACCAAATAATTATACTATAGAATTTACTGGTTATACAGATGTTCTAACTAGTACAGATTTAAACTTTACACCTACAGCTGGTAAAAGACTTGTTTTTCAGCAGGTAAGTATGAATAGTGCTAGCCCTTATACAACTATAAATATAGATAAATCAATTGTAAATGATGGTGCCGCTAATGATAGATCTTCCATAGGTGCTGTAGGTTATACATTAGAGTTTTTAGAAGAATCTATTACATCAGGTACGGGTGAAGGTTTAACTTCAAATCCACTACCAGATAATCCTGCGATATGGGAAACAGAACCAAAAGAAACTACTGATTTAAATATATACTATGAAGCTAGTGATTATTATCCTACAAAATTAACAAAAACAAACATTAGTTATGTTCTACCTATTGGATCTAGTGTTTATAATGAAAACGATAACACATTAGGTACAATAGTTAACAACTCTGTTACTGCAAGTGGTGATATTATAGGATTAAGTACTCCTGTACTAGTTGAACCTGGTGGTTTTACAGATAATGACGGTAATTACACTTCGCCTTTTGAGGTAGGTAGTATATTTAATATAGTAAAACCAAATGGTGAGTCTATAAGTATATCTGTAGTTGAAATAATAGATGATCCTACTTACCAAGGTCAAACACCTGCTCAAACTAGATTTTTTAGATTAGATAATAATTTATTAAAAGCACAGTATTTTTTAAATTGGCACAATTGTTATTCTTTTGGTAATGGTGTTGAGTCTAATAGAGTTAGAGACAATTTTAATTTACCTTATATTTTAAATGGTGTAAAAGCATCTACAGTTTTACCAGATAAATACGAAGAAGAACACAGAAAACATGGTTTAATATATTCAGGTATATATAATTCTAATAGTGGTATAAATAATTTAAACCAGTTTATACAAGCTGAAAAAATAACTAAAGACATAAACCCTATTTATGGTAGTATACAAAAATTACACTCTAGAGATACAGATTTAGTAACACTATG